GTAGAAATATCTCAAAATGAGTTAAACAGAATTAAAGCACAAATAGTGGCATACAATACTGCCAATAAGTAATAAAATAGATTAAGGAGGAATTAAGATGGTAGATGTTACAATTAAAAATGTACCAGAAGGAGCAGAAGCAAAAGTAAAAGATATGGCAATGATTGCTATTGAAAGATTTATTAAAGCTAGAGATGTTAAAGTAGCAGAAGCAGTAACAGATAAATTTGAAACTGACATTGATACAATTAGAGTAGCTAATATTTTAGATAAGAAGTTTGACATAGAAGTAGTAGAAGAATTAAATGAAATCGAGGTAAAATAAATGGCAAAAAAAGGAGATTGTGGTGGTACACCACGAGTAGGAAAGAAAGGAGATGCAAAACCAAGTAGAAGAATAGGCGGAGAAATAGGGAGAAGAGCAGGAATGGGAAGAGAATTAGGAAGAGGTAGAAAATAAAAAATTTTATATATTATTAGTAAATAATATAATTATTAATCAAATAAAATTGTGTAAGAGGGAAAAAACATGGGAAATAAAAAGATTGAAGACTGTACAGTAATTGAATTAAAAGCGATACTTTTTGATATAGAACAAGAAATAAAACAAAAACAAAATGTAATGCAACAAGTAGGACAATTATTGGAAAGTAAAATGCAAAAAGCTAATGCGGCAGTTAAACCGCCAAAAGTAGATGAGCCTAAAGCAGAAGACAAACCGTTAAAGGCAGATATTGTTAAAGTAGAAGCTGAGAAAGAACCGCTAAAGGCAGATGAGCCTAAAGTAGAAGCTGAGAAAGTATAATAGTGACATAAATGAAAGATAGGGAGTTATTAGATGACATTTGTAGAGAAGATGAGTGTATTAATGCTCACTGTTTTTTAAAAGAATTATTATTGCATTCACCATTAAGTGATAGACAAATAATGCAAATTAAACTTGTCGATAAATTTAAATATGCATTATCTGAAAAACAAGGTAGAAATGTAAATTGGAATGAATCTTTTAATATGTGGGTAGATGGAGGTTATTCAAAACAATATGCAAATTTTTGGGAACAAAATGAATATACTCAACATGTGCAATTAATGTATGATGCATTGTTACAAAAATGTGGTGATTTGTAATACTTATTAAAATGTAAATATATTTATATATATTAAAATATGAGGTTTATATAACAATGGCAAAATTTAATGTTCAAAAAGACACAGCAAGAAAAATTCAATTCGTATTAACTGATGATGAATCAAATAGATATGATTTAGTAGATGCAGATTCTGTGACATTTATTGTTACAAAAGTAAATCCTCAAGCAATAGATGAAATAAAGATAGAAAAATTAATGTCTATTGTTGATAGAAATTTAGGTTTAGTTGAAGTATCATTATTAGACACAGACACAGCGTTGGCTGTAGATACATATGAATATTCAATTTCTATCAAATTTGACACAGATGATAATCGTATTGCAGCACAAGGTTTATTTGTAATTGATGCTGATGATGTAACATCTCGTATTGAACAAATTAAAAAGAAATTTGGATTAAATTTTGAAATGTATATTCTTGAAGATAATTATAGAATTGCAAGAAATAGTGTTAAAAATAATGTATTAGAAAAAGTAAAATATGATGTTAAAAGTAAACTAAGTGAAATACCTTGTGACACAACAGTTATTGATTTAAATGATGATAATGTAATTGATGAAAGTGATTTTAATGTTTATCAATATTTAACTGCTTCTCCATATACAGTTGAAGATTTAAATTCACATATTACATCTATATCTGTAGATAGCCCAATAAAGGGCATTATAACACTAGACGCTACATTTCCTGATGATGGTTATATATTAAGAGTAGAATATTATAATGGCAGAAGGACTCAGAGTGCTTCTAAAGAGCTCATAGAGAGAGTAGAAGAAAAATATTTATTATTATTATTATTTGAAAATTTAGAACCATATAAATTACAACATGGTATGAGTACTAAAGATATTAATGGATTAAACGTTACATTTGACCAAGTAGCAATTGAAAATATGAGAAAATCATTAAAAAATCAAATTGTTGGTTTAAAATTAAAATTAGCTCCACTTGAAAAAAGTGCATATAATAATGCTGGTACAGGCGGACTTGCACAATCAATTACATTATCAAAATTATACGATACAAATAAAACACAAAATGACAGGATAAACAGTTATTCTGCTTCATTATTGTAGAGGTCATAATGTTTGAGCCAGAACATACTAGCATATTTGAAGAAGAAGATGACTTTGGAGTACAAGAATATAGAGAAGATGCAGATGTCTTATTCAAATTAAATAGTATAAAAGTTAAATTAATTAAACCATCAAAAGGTAATAAAGAAAATTTGCAAGGCGATTTTCTTGGCACAAAAACAAAACGTGCTGCTGATGAAATTTCAATAATTCAAATAAATCTTGCGACTTCTGCACCTAAAGCAGAAAAAATGAAAGAAGATGGTTATCATAGTAGAGGTTCTGTTACTATTAATGCATTTTGTAAATATGATGTTGCCATTGATGATTCATGTATGATTGAATTTATTAAAAGCAAACCAGTTGGTATTGTGAAAGGTGATAAATTTAGAGTAGAAATTACAGATACAGGAGATTACAAAGGGCAATATACATTTCAAAATTTTAATTTAATACAGGTGAATTAATGAATGCTATATCTCAAAAGCAATTCGACAGAATATTATATTTAGCAATTTCTAGAACATATTTATCTGCAATAATTGAGGCAACGCCTGGAAAAGGAACTGTTGCTGGTGAATGGGAGATGAGAGTCGATAAAGATGCTGTAGTTATATTCAATGAAGAATTTGGAGATATTGTATTGTATTTAGAAAAAGGAACTAAACCGCATATTATAGAGGCTAAAAATAAAAAATCATTAAGATTTTTTGATGGAAATACTCCAGTGTTTGCAAAAAAAGTGCATCATCCAGGAATTGTAGCAAGATTATTTATTCAGAAAGTTTTAAATGATACATCATTAAAGAAAGAGTTCGAAACAGAATTTGAATCATTATTAGTAAAAGAAATAAAGATATAAAATGTCAAAAGGCAGCTCAGTAAGTCATGCTTTAAATCTTTCTGTTCTTATAAATAATTTAAATCAAATTGGAGAAGATGTTTGCAATATTGAATCAGTGTTAAAAGAACCAATTTGGACACCAGATGAACACATGCATACGATGTGTGACTTAATAATATTATATAATAATCACACTGCAGTAGCAGGTGAGTTAAAACATAGCAAAAAACAGCTCAGTAAGGCAGTGTTACAATTACAAGCAGGGAAAGAGTATATAGAATCTGTTCTTAAATATGAATATAAATATGGCATTTTTATTATATATAATACATATTCTTACACTTGGGAACGAATTTAAAATATATTTAAATATTAAATATATTCAATTATTATTAATAATCATAATAATTTGGTTATTGTTTATAAAACCATAATAACATGGCACAACCTAAAGTTTTTACACCTGTAGAATTAATTGGCAATCTAATACAAGATAATGTCGATGATTTAATTTCTGATAGAAAGAGATGGGTCTATCCAACATTTTCAATTGATGATTCTCGATTACCGCAATGCACAGTCAAATTAGTTGGGAATGTATATGAACATGATTCTGCTGCTAGTTATTTGACAGAAGATTATGATTCAGAAACTGGCATATTTAAAGAATATTATTATAAAAAAGCTATTGCAAAAGTAAATTTGTACATTCTAACACAGAAACGTCAAGAATTTACTGTAGTAAATGATGATGACACAGAGATGTTTTTAACAAATCAGCCGTTAAACATTTTTTTAACTAATAAAGTAAAAGAAACTTTATGGCGACAGTATGAAGGTGGAGCATTTCAAGATAATTTAGAATCAATTAAAATATTAAATATTGACCCAGTGTTTAGAGATGAAGAAACAACATGGGCAAGTGAAATTCAATGCGAAGTAAAATATAAAGATGTTTGGGTTAAAGAATATAAAGATGGGACGTTGGTAAGTGAATACTCTTTGACAATAAATACATACTAATTTGGAGGAAATAAAAATGGGAACATTACGACCGCAAGTTATCACAACAGAGAAGATATTAACTAGTTTTGTATCTCCAGCTGGTGATAGAAATGCAGCAATGATTGGCTCCGCAATATGGGGACCAATAGACACAATGACAATAGTTTCTAGTGTAAATGAATTCGTTGGATATTTTGGCGATGATAAGACAGGAACAGGAGTCACAGGAATTAAAGGAGCAGACCTTTTCTTTAGAAATGGTGGAACATTAAAATTCGTAAGAATTGATGATGGAGATGCAGATTATGCTGATTATATGGCATTAATAACTGTAACAGATGCAATTAATTTTCAAGCAAAATATAAAGGAACATTTGGAAATAATATTGCAATAACAGTGACAGCAAATGCAACAACAGCAGGAAATAGAGACATTGAAATTACAGATGGCACTACAATTGAAATTTTCAATAGTAATGGCGCTGGATATACAACAAATGCATTAATAGCAACAGCAGTAAATGCTACATCTAATTTAGTTACAGCAACAGTTGAATCAGGACAAGAAGCAACAATTATCGATGCTTTTATTCAAACCTATTTAACAGGTGCTGATGATGGAGAAGATAGTCTAGCAGATGCCGATTATACTAATGCACTCGATGATGTATTATATACAGAAGATTTTAACTTCTTATTAATACCAGGAGTAACTGATAACGCATTGCATACAACAATTGTTGGCACACTTAACACTAGAGCAACTGCAGAAAAGAAATACAGTAGATATTTAACTGGTATCGCTGTAGATGAAACAAGTGCAACAGCATTAGCAAGAGCATCAAGTGGCAAAAGACTTTCAGTACTTGCACCAAATATCAAATACACTCATAGAGTTGATGATACAGAAGACATTTACGATGGAAGTTATTTGGCTTGTGCATATGCAGGAATGTTATGTGTAGCTGGAATACAAATATCAGGAACACATGAAACAATTAGCGTGGCTGGTATTTCTGTTCTTGAAAGTTCAGGAAAAGAATATTACACTAAAGCAGAACAAGAACAATTGTTACAAGGTGGAATATTACCAATATCATTAATTGGTGCAAGTATTCAAGCAGCAAGAGGAGTTACAAGAATTGGTGATTCAACATCAGTCTTTTTTGATGAAGTAGTTGTAGACATTGTTGATTATGTTAGAGGAGCAGTAGAAGAATATACTGAAACAACAATAGGAAAACCAAACACAACAGAAAGACGAGCAATTTGGGCTGGAAGAATAGACGCAATTTTAGCAAGTGCATTACGAGAAGAAATTATACAAGAATTTCAACCAAGTGTATTAGCAGAAGGAGCATCACCAGACACATATCTTGCGACTGTAAGCATAAAACCAAGTTACAGCGTAAATTTTGTCCAACTGACAATAAACATTAATTAGAGGTAAAAAGAATGGCAAACGAAAGCTTTACATTAAATGACGTAACAGTTGAAATTGCTGGCAATATTGTCGGTGGATGTCAATCTGTTGAAGTTCGTTTTGAACAGGATAACGCACCTATTCATGGAAACGGCACAAAGAAACCACTAGAAATTAAACGTGGTCAGATTACAGTAGGAGGAACAGTTGAAAGATTGTTTTTAGATGTTGATTTAATCAAAGAACTTGTAGATATTGAAGAAGGCAACACGCCTTACGTAGATTTAGTTGGGGTAACAAAGAATAAAACACCTCAACGAAAAGTCGTAGTAAGAGATGCAGTTTTTAAAGGTTTTACATTACCTTTTGCATTAAATGAAGAAGCTAAATCAACAATGGAGTTCGATGCATTAGACATTGATATACAATAAAAATGAGACCAATTAATAAAGTGAGAAAAGTTAAAGAGCGGTTAGTATTTGTATTAAGTGGCATTGCAGAGTTAGAATCGTTTCAATTTTCAAAATACATTCCAAAGGATGCAAAGAAAGTTGAAATAACAAGTAAAGAAGATAAAAGAAATAATAATCAAAGAGTTTTAGAAATTGATTATATTATTTCTTTGGACATTACAAAAATTGAAATGGAGGGTAAATAAGATGAAAGATAATCTACAAGAGATAAAAGAGAATTTAGCTAAAGTACCCCAATTTATTACTGAAAATGAAGATGGAACGTATACAGTTAAGTTAAAAAAAGAAAAATTGATTCCTGACGGCAAAGTAATAATGGAAGAGTTAAATGGTGACGCAATTGAAAGCTGCACCAAATTAGCAGAAGTAATTAAAAAAGAAATGGAAGTATTATTGGCGAGACGAAGCTGTAAAGAGCCTAAATTGTCTGACGAAGAATTTTCAAAATTAAAAGGAAGCAATTACATGAAATTAAAATATGCAACAATAGTTGTATATGGACTTAATGATTTTTTGTAAGTGAGGGTGTAGTATTAAATCCAGAAGAAATTTTTTATAATGAAATAAAAAATTGTAATATTGGTTTAAATCATATATACACTAATGTTTCAATTTTTTATAAAATACCTTCACCCACGCTAAGACGAGAATGGAAATTTTCAGATGTCAAACAAATGTATATAGATTTATTATATCATAATAAAAACATGCCGAATGCTGAGGAATAAAAATGGGAATTTACGAAATATTTTTTAAAAGTAATGGGAAAAGCGTTGTTAAAACAACACTTCAAATTAGTAAGAATTTAAAAAATATTAATACACAACCTAAAAATATTTCAAATGCATTTAACACTGTCAACAAAGATGTCTTAAATGTAAATAACTCAATTAAAAAATCTTCTGATGTTGTTAATATTTTAAATACAGATTTTTCTGATACTTTAAAAGAAGCAAATCAATTAAAAATTAAGGGCGTTGGTGGCATCAGTAAAGAAATGAAAAAAATGATTTCTGATTCACCATTGGGCAATTTACAAAAACAAATGGATTCAATGAAAGAAAAAGCCTCAGTGTTTAAAAAAATATTTCACATAGATATAAGTCCATTAAAAGCTGCAACAAATCAATTTAAAAGTTTAAGAAAATCAGGTGTTGGAACAATGAGCTCTTTGACTGGAGCATTTAAAATTTTTGGACAAGTTGGAGGCGCCGCATTTCACTCGTTAACAGCAGGAGCAATGGGCTTGATGACTGCGTTGTGGCCATTACTTGCAATATTTGTGGCAATAAAGGTCGCAATGTTTATATTTAAGAAAATGTGGCAAATTAATTTTTTAGGTATGCAAACAACATTTAATAAAGTTATAGGTAAAATAAGAATGATTTGGGCTAAATTTAATGTTGCTCTTATAAGAGGGTTAAGAAAAATTGAACCAGCGTTTAAAGTACTTGGCAAAGTTATGAAAATTGTTTTTACACCAGCAATAGTAGTTTTAAAAGTGTTATTTTGGTTGTTTGGAGTTCTTGTTAGAACTGTCAAAATGTTTATAAAACATTTAACACCTATTGGCATAATATTCAAAGTAATAAAAGCAAGCATTGAGCCTGTTAAAAAATTATTCGAATGGTTCAAAGGAACAGCAGCGTTCAAAGGAACGATGAAAGCGTTGCAATTTATCAAAGATATTTGGGAAAAAATTAAACAAGCTATGTCTAATTTTATTTCAACATTACCTGATTGGGCTAAAAAGTTATTAGGTATAGATAAAATTGAACTTAAAGGTGCACCAGGAAGCAAAGGAAACAATGGTGCTACAAATAACAATAGCATAATTAATGACAATAAAAATATTACAATTATGTCAAATAAACAAGTAGATAAATCAGGTGCAAATGGGCTATCTTCAATAATTCAAGAACAAGCACACGTTGGAGGAATATAATGGCAATATTAAAATATAACAAATCATTACATTCATTACGTTTAGAAGATGGGACTGAGTTCCAATTATATGTAGTTACAGATTACGATTTTGGTAGCAACTACAGTATCATAAAAATCGAAGCAGCTACAGGAGATGGTGGAATTACCTATAATAATGGACGACTTGTAGAAGAGATTCCACTAAGCGGAGTGTTATTAGGAGAAAGTCTTAATGATATAAATCAAAAAACAATAACATTAAGAAAAATTGCAGATAGAAAAGAAGTTGTTGAATTTGTTTATCCATATAAATCAGATTTAAGAAGTAATAAATTTTATATTCAAGATATTAGATTCACTCCTATCAGTGGAAAAGATACTGAAATGAATTTTAGTTTAACATTGACAGAAAAAAGAGATGCAAATGTCAAGACAACTCAAGTAAATTTAGTAAATTTTGCGCCTAGTGAATTATACAAAGAAATATATACTCAACAAACTGAGGGAACCTAATGTTATTAGTTAAATTGTGTAGGAAATGTAAACGATTTGAAATCATAAGAAATGACCATTGCGGCAGAGATAAAAAATTGTTTACAGAATATCAAGACAAAAATATGGTGTGTCGTTGTGAAAACTAAATATCCGGGTCACAAGATTGTAATTAGAGACCAAGTTTTTGATATAGGTAATAATATTAATATAGTCGAAGATTTAAGCGCTATAATTATAACAGGTTCACTTGATTTGCCTAATGTAACATTTGAATCTTGGTCAACTGCAGGATTAAGAAAGTATGATGCCATTTCTATATATTTTAAATACTTTGACTCAGATATTGATAGGCAAAATTCGACAGTAAATGATATGGATTTAATATTGACAGGGTATATAGATACACTTCCAATATCAGAAGACAAAAGTATTGGATTAAATTACAATGGATTAACATTTAAATCTACACTTGGTCTTGCATGGGAAAGAACTTCACAAATTCCATTCACTACTCTCCCAGTTAAAGACATAATTAATACTGCGTTAAAGCAAACAGATTTAAGGGCGTTTGTAACAGATATTGTTTATGATTCTGGAATACCTGATTATTTGAATCCAAAAATAGACTCAACATATTACTTTGGCAATGTTTTAGAACAAATCAGAGATAAATATGCAATACAAATATATCAGACAGGGAAAGGTGTATTATATATTAGAAGACCAAGTTATTTTTACAACGCCGAGTTAACAGTGTATGAATACGATATACAAGAAAATATATTTAATATTGATTATGGCGATATAACACAAAAAGTAGATAGCGTTTGTGTATTAGGTTCAAATTGTGCAGGTATTGCATTTGACCCAATAGCATATCAATTAAGATTAGGAGAAACACCTGATGGCACAACTGTAGTCCCTGAAGGAGATAAATTAAATCCATTGTTTTTAAATAGAAGAGATTTTTATAATCAAGAAGACTGTCAAAAATTTGCAAGAGAAAAATTAGTTGAATTAGCAAAAAATTATGCAATTTCGTTTGACACAATTTATCAGACAGACCAAAATATTGGTGATATGTTTATTATTAAAAATAGCAGTGTTATAGATGAAAATCAAAAATGGATTATAAAAAGTAGAACAGTAACAATATCAAAAGATTCAATAATATGTAATATTGTTGGCTACAGTAATAGTATTCAAGATTTACCTGAAAACATTTTATTATCTGCAATAGGAGTTTTAGATACAGACATATTAGAATTATCAAATAGAGATGTAATTGCGACGGTGTTAAGATGAATGACGTCAAAAATGCAATGAAAGAAGTATTATCTAAAACTAGTAATATTGATATTTATCAAATTACAAGTGTCAATGTTGAAGACCAGACTTACACTATTAAACAATTAAATTATAATAAATCATTTGATGATGTACCAATGATGGGCGTAGGACTTGGGCATGGCAAAGGACAATTAATATTATTAGAAGAAAATGATTTAGTGTTAGTTGCATTTTTGGCAGGTAGTTTAACACCGTATATTTTAGGTTCAATATTTAATACGTTTATGGTAGAGCCAGACACAAAAATACCAATATCAACTGGAGATTATTTTATTGCTGCAAAAACAAATGGCTCATATATTCGTATGAAATCAGATAAATCAATTGATATAAATGGCGCCATTAATATTCAACCCCAAGCCAATGACGCAATTCCTTATACTGCTGGCATGTTAGGTTTTACTAATGCAAGTTGGGGCTTTATATTTAGACCACCAGTTGCAGGAACGACAGCATCACATTTATTTGTTAATTATGCAAATGATTTTATATTAGAAATGTATGAAAATAAAACATCAAAATTTTATGGCGCATTAACTGTAGCTGGAGCAGTTACAACAAGTGGAACAGTCACAATAGCTAATTATACTTTGCCAACTGCAGATGGAACTAATGGACAAGTGTTAAAAACTGATGGCGCAGGAACATTAAGTTGGCAAAATGATAATGTATAAAATATATTTAAATATACAATAAATTCAATTATTATATAAAAGAGAAATTTAAAGATGACGAATCAATATTTAGGAAAAGACGTGTATTTAAAAGACAATCAAATACAATTCTCGACATCTCAGGATTTTGCAACTGTCACTGATGAAGATAATTTACAACAGGCAATTTTTACTAGATTAAAAACAGTCTTAGGTGAATATTTTATAACAGCATATGGCGGACAATTAAATAATGTAATAGGAAAACCAAGAACAGAATTATTACGAGGTCAAATTATTGGGTATATTTCTGAAGCATTATATCAAGAGCCAAGAATACAAAGAATTGAAAATATAGATATAGAATATCCTGAAGATGAAGAAAAAAAAGTTAATATTGACATAACAATAGTCCCAATTGAAACAAATGTTTCATTGAATTTAATATTTCCATTATTTTTAACTGAGTAGAGGTAATTAAACATGTCTTATACTAAAAAAACAACAAACGAAATAAGAAGTAATATAATTTTAAACTTAGTGCAGAATGTAGATACTATAAATGATGCAAATATTGGTAGTGCATTAGATTTATTTACAACTGCAATGTCACAAGAATTATCAGAACAGTATGATGATTTAGATATAATATATAATTCAACTAGAATTTCAACTGCAACTAGTACAGATTTAGAAGAGATAGGTCTTATTGTTGGAGTAGACCGAGACACAGGAACTCAAGCAACAGGCACTGTAAGTTTTATTAGAAGTGCAGCTACAACATCAAACATTGTAATATCTACTGGCACAATCGTTGCAACACAACCTAATACTGGTGAAACTCAATATCAATTTATTACTACAGAAGCCAAAACATTATATACTGAAATTGCAGATGAAGAACATACTTTTACTGATGGTATTTATTATTATAAATTAGATTCTAGATTTTTTAGCTCAATAACATCTCTTGATGGCACATTATCATCTGCGGCTCATACTTTCGTAGTAGATGTAGATTATGAAATTGAATCAGATTATGATGATATTATTATAGATGAAGATTCAATTACTACAATAGACGATTGTGAAACAGTTGGCGATTGGTCAGAAGATGATGAAGCATTGGCACCAACAGCAAACACTTCAGTATATTTAGAAGGCACACAATCAATTAATATGAGAAAAACTGGCACAACAACAACTGATATGTCATACACATTAACATTTGCAACTACATTTAGTTTATTAACAAATTCAATTGTAGCTAATGTGTATATAAAAGATGCTGCAGCATTAGCTAAAATATCACAGATAGACATGACAGTTAGCGACGATACATTGTATGCAGAAAATTATACTAAATCATTTACTACCACGTTAGCTATAGGTTGGAATCAATTAATATTAGATAGAACTGAATCTACTGTTGACACTACGGGAAATCCTGATTATACTGCATTAAAATATATAAAAATATTTATAGAAACAGCTGCTACTTCTTCAACACTTGCGGCTGGCGATTTATTAATGGACTTTTGGTTTATTGGATTATATGAAGATTATTTTGGCGATGTAATTCATTTCATACAAGCAGGAGATAATCCTGACGACGGCACAACAATTGAAGTTGATTACGTGCCATTGTCAGTAGATATTGCATGTCAAGCAGCAGATGTTGGAATTGTTTATAATATAGGAACAGGACAAGTCAATTATAAAATAACATCTCTTAGCACTATTGATAGATTATATAATTATTCTGCATTTACAAGTGGTGTTGATATTGAAACGGATGTAGATTATAGAGCAAGAATACAAACAGCAGGTGATTTAATAGATGTATCTACTATTACTGCAATACAAACTAATGTTTTAAATTTATCATATGTTAAAACTTGTGTTGTTAATGATTTACCGGAAAAAGATACTGAAGAAGCATATGTATATGATGATGCCACTAAATTAATTCCGCTATCTAATAAAGTTGCAATAGACAATGCAACTCTTGTAATAAGTGATACACTTAGTGGAGGCGCAGATTATACTAAAACAACTGATTATATATTAACAAGTGATAATGAAATAGATTTTGACCAAGGCGGCACAAATCCTACTGACACTAATACAGTTTATATCACATATGATTATAATAGATTAGGTTATTTTGAAGTATTTGTAACTGGTTTATTGGGCGAATTAAATACATTTGAATTAACTGGAGTTGAAACTGTAGTTATTGCAAAAAAAGCTGCAGGTGTTGATTATGAAATTAAACAACCAACATATGTTAGCGTTGTCACTGCTGCAACATTGACAATAGATTCAGATGCTGTCACAGCAACAGTCGAAGAAAATGTAGAAACAGCAATAGAAAACTATATAAATTTATTAAATATTGATGATGATGTTTTATTAGCAGGTGTAATTAATGCAGTAATGGAAGTATCAGGAATAGAGAATGTAGAGGTCACAGATATTGGTGGCGGTGGCGCTGCAGATTATACAATAGCAGATGATGAAAAAGCAATCGCTTCAACAATCACATTGAGTTAAAATGGTAGAGCATACAAAAACTAAAAAAATCTTGACAAATTTGCCAAACTTTTTAGACCATAATGAAAATAATTATAATTTCATTACATCGTTTGACGAAGATTTTCAAGATGTATCTGATAATATAATACTATTAAAATTAGCAATACAATTATCTACAGCATCAGGAGACAATCTAGATGATATTGGTGAATTATTTAATTTATCACGAGTTGCAGGTGAAACTGATGTATCTCTTAGAAATAGAATTAAAATATTTTTTTCTAATGAGAATAGAGGTGGTACAATATCTGCAATTAATAATACATTAATTCAAGCGTTAAATTTAAATGAAGCCGATATAACAATTACAGAACCAGAAAATTTATATTTAAATGTCAAAATCGATATAAGCGATGAAAGTGAAGATGAAATAATAAACAGAATAGCAGATGTAGTAGATGCTGCAAAACCTGCTGGTGTTTATGTTGAAGATATTACATTTGATTCGCAAAATGATATATTTAGAAGCAATTTTAGTGAAGTAAATGATGATGATACATTGCTATAAATATATTTAAATATTGATTAATTAATAATTAAATAGGAAAGAGGACAAAAGATGTCATTAAAATATACAGGAAATCAAACAGAAAGAGTTTATTCTCCAGAACTTAATAATATGGCTTATGTTAGTAATAACGCAGTTTTAGAAGGTTGTACACCAATACAAAATCTTGGAAGCGATATGAAAATTAAAGTTGAAGCAGGAGAAATATTTTTTGGATTAAATAGATATGAAGCCTCTGCTTCAAGCGCAATTACTGTAACGGCAAATGCAACTTCATTTAGTAGAATAGACACAATATTAATTACTTCTGCTGGAACTGTATCTGTTTTAGCAGGAACTGCAGGGTCAATACCAAAACCCGCAGATTATGACCCAGATTCATATATCGCACTAGGTTTAATAACAGTAACAGCAGGAGCAACAGCAATCACTAATGCAATGATTAAAGATATTAGAGTATTAAATACAGGTGGTTCAGGTGGGGGTGGAGCAATCGCAACAGTAAATGTGTTTAGAGAAACATTTGTGGCACAAACAACTGTTGTAGTAACACATGGGTTAGATGATTATTATCCAACAGTTCAAGTTTATAATGATAGTGATGTTTTGATACCTAGTAAAGATATTACATCAATAACTGCAACTGGTGATGATGTAGTAACAGTTGTATTC